ACTGCTGAAAATGCAAAGTCTTTTTTGTCGAGCATCGTATCCAACACTGGTGTTCCTGGTTCTGATATATTACAGGGAGGAATATCAGAGATAAAAGATGTAGGAAGAGAGGCAATAATAGACAATCTGACTCGCGAACCGATAAGTATCACGACTCTACTTGAGGAGATGGCTAATCTCCTTGGATCCTTCGGTCTACCGGGTGCCGATGCGATTAAATATTTTGCCGGTGGTCTTGATCTTCTTCCTGGGAATACCCCCCTTGCTGGAGAAGTGGAATTAAACAGAGACATGGTAGAATATCTTTTGGACCTTCTGGATCCTGGCCCATCGTCACCAGTATTACCAGGACACAAGGTAGACATTCCACTAAACTTTTTGACATGGGCAGTACCATTTCTTAGGCCATATAATTTATATTTGGGTCCAGGCCCTATGCTCGCCACTTTCGGAATGATATTCTTAGCGGCAGAGCCAGCACTTTATAGCTTGCCGAAAGCCAAGGAAGAGGCCAAATATAAAGAACTTCCCCCAGAGATAGGATTCAACCCATCTTCTGCTAGTGAAGTAGAGTGTTCTCCGGGAGAAGATGACAATGGCAATCTTTCACCAGGTACAGCTAAAAACTGTTCTGAAACCTAACAAAAAGAATGTCGCTTGATATTTATAGTGTAGGAGAATACGAACAATGCCGGGATTAGCTCCATTAACACCTTTATCACTTGGTGGCCCATACGGTTACACTCTGGTAAACGATATACCCGCTCTAGTAAAGCAGAACTTGAAGATGTTGTTGTTGACAGCACCCGGCGAAAGGATGATGGATCCTAACTTTGGGGTTGGCCTGAGAAACTATTTATTTGAGCAAAAATCGGAATCAGTATATGCAGACATTACATCCAACATTGGACAGCAGGTATCAACATATATGCCATTTGTGAATTTGATCGATGTTTTAATAGAAGATTTGAGAAATGATTCTTCTATTAGCGAGAATTCTGTGACATTACGTGTTGTATATTCCATACCAGCAACAGAAACACAAGATCAGGTTGATGTTAGTTTGAAATAAAAGAGGAATCTACAACAGATGGCAATAAAAAAGAATGTACCAATAAAATATACTAGCAGAGATTATGCCAGCATACGAGAAGATTTGATTCAACATGCTAAGAGGTATTATCCAGATACTTTCAAAGACTTTAATGAAGCAGGCTTCGGATCTTTGATGCTTGACACCGTTTCCTATGTTGGAGATGTGATGTCTTTCTATTTAGATTATCAGGCTAACGAGTCTTTTTTGAGCACAGCAACAGAATTTCAAAATGTTATAAAACTTGGACAACAGCTCGGCTATCGGTTTAAAGAAAATCCTTCATCTCACGGTGTCTGTACTTTTTTTATCCTCGTTCCTGCCAATGAAACAGGAACAGGTCCAGATGCCAGATATATTCCAATACTCAAGAGAGGTTCTTTGTTGTCTTCTACGGATGGAAATAGCTTTCTGTTAGATGACGATGTGTTCTTTTCAGACCCAAACAATGAAATAGTTGTTGGTAGGGCAGATGACGACACTGGTGTTCCGACAGCATATGCCATAAGGGCATATGGGAAGATAGTTTCAGGAAAATTTGAGCAAGTTCTTATACCAGTTGGTGAGTTTAAGAGATTCTTGAACACGAGAGTTAATTTATCTAATGTTACTGAGGTGATATCCGTATTTGATACCGAAGGGCATGAATATTTTGAAGTAAATTATTTATCACAAGATGTTGTTTATAGGCCGGTCACAAACCGGACACTATCAACGAACGATCAAGCTTCAGCATTTCTTAAGCCTTTTACAGTGCCTAGGAGATTTGTGGTTGTTCCTGCTGCCGGTGGCGGCATTGCTTTACAATTTGGCACTGGGGATCAAAACTCCACAACGACGACTGTGAATGTTGCGGATCCAAGTAATGTGACTTTGGAGGTTTTCGGTAAAGACTATATCTCAGACACTTCTTTCGACCCAACCAATCTCGTAAAAACAGATAAGATGGGTGTCTCTCCTGTCAATACGACACTTAGGGTTATCTGCAGAACGAACGACAGGCTTAATGTTAATGCTGGTACTGATAGTATTACGAATGTTGATTCGTCTTTGTTCGAGTTTGATAACGAAGTTGATTTGAGTCCTGTTTTAACAAAATTCGTCAGGAACTCTATAGAATCAACAAATGAAGAGCCTGTCATTGGCGATACAACCTTTCCATCGGTTGATGAACTCAAGATAAGAATAAATGACTCATTTGCTACTCAGAATAGGGCGGTAACAAAGCAGGATTATCAGAGTTTAATATATTCAATGCCACCAAAGTTTGGAAGTGTTAAAAGGGTTAATATTATGAGAGATCCCGATTCGCTGAAAAGGAATTTAAACCTTTATGTTGTGGCGGAGAATCTTGACGGAAGTTTAACGATGCCGAATAGTGTTGTGAAAGAGAACTTAAAGATGTGGCTCAATGAAAACAGAATGATAAACGACACAATTGATATAATAGATGGCAAGATAGTAAACCTTGCTGTAGAGTTTGTTGCAGTTGGGGATCTAGAGACGAATCGGTTTGATTTGCTTGACAGTGCTCTAATAAACTTGAGAAGGGGTTTGTTGAAGGGGCGAGATCTTGGAGAGCCATTTTTTGTGACAGACATATATGATTTGCTTAAGGAGGTTGATGGTATTGTAGATGTTTCTGATGTGAAGGTGACAACAAAGAACGGAAGCTTCTATTCGGATGTAAAATTTAACGTAAAAGACAACACATCAGCCGATGGTAGATATATAAAGTGTCCAGACAATGTTGTTTTTGAACTCAAGTTTCCAAACTCAGATATCAAAGGAGCTGTTGAATAATGGCCATAAAGAGATATACAGCAGATGCTGACACAACCATAACCAATGCCTATAAACCGAATCTAAGAACACGGGCAACAGATGCGAACATGGGAGAATCTGACATCTTGGAGACATTCTCCATTTATGCTCAGGCGTCTTCGTCTTCTTATGAGAAATCGCGGATATTAACGAAGTTCCCAATCAGTGAAATAATAAGTGATAGAGCAGCTGGATCTATACCAGCTAGTGGTAGTGTCAACTTCTTTGTAAAATTATCAAATGCAAAACACAGTGAAACCACTCCAGAGGATTTCACATTAAATGTTTTAGCCGTCTCTCGATCTTGGGATGAGGGCTATGGTTTAGATATGGAATCATATAAAGATCTGGGAACTGCTAACTGGATATCCGCCTCCTGCCTTAACGGCACTGGAAGTGCTTGGACTACCGAAGGCGGAGATTACCATGCTTCTCCTATATATGAATCTTTCTTTGATTACGGCACAGAAGACCTGGAAGTCGATATAACGCAACTTGTTGAAGAGTGGATTGATGGAACCAAATTAAATTATGGTGTTGGTGTTCATCTCACATCGAGCGACGAAGATGCTGCTAGATCTTTCTATACAAAAAGATTTTTTGCCAGAGGAAGCGAATTCTTTTTCAAGCGGCCATACATTGAAGCACGATATGACTCTACTATAAAAGACAGAAGAAACAGTTTTATTGTCAGCAGTTCACTTCTGGAAGCGGAAGACAACGAGAACACTTTATTTATATACAACAGAGTTAGAGGCCATTTGAAAAATATTGCTAGTGTTGGCACTGGATCTATTTATGTTAGTCTTTATTCTGGCTCTTTCCTTCCGGTTGGGAACCCTCTCACACTATCTAACGGTGTCCAGGCAGTTACTGGCGGCTTTTACGACACAGGGATATACACTGCTTCTGTTGGTGTCTTTGTTGAGTTTCCATATGTCTATGATGTGTGGCATAACAATCTAACTGGTGCTTCAAGGGTAGAATACACAACGGGAAGTAGGATAAATGTTTTATCATATGATGCTTCAAACCAAGTAGATACTACTAGGTATGTGTCTGCAATAACGAACCTACAAAGAACCTACAGGAAAGATGAGAATGTCAGATTCAGAACTTTCACGAGATTTAAAGATTGGAACCCAACAATCTATACTGTATCAACAACTAATATCGAGAGTGAAATAATAGAAGATGCGTATTATAAGATTTATAGAATCATAGACGGGTTTGAGGTTACTGGCTACGGCACAGGAAGTTTAAATCATACTAGGTTGTCATACGATTTAGAAGGCAACTATTTTGATTTTGATATGTCTATTCTTGAACCTGGATATATGTATGCTATTAAATTAGCATATTTCCGTTCTGGGAAATATGAAGAACAACCAGAAACTTTTAAATTTAAAGTAAGATAATAGGTTTAATGTGGAATGTCAATAAAAAAGCTTTTTGGAGAGAAATCAAATAAGACTCTAACTGCGACAAGTTACGATGACTTGTCTAAGGAAGTTGAATCTAGCAATTTCGTTGATTCCAAAGCGAAAGAAGATAAAAGATTTGTACCGATAGTAGACTTCTCAAGACCCGAGAACTTTGCTAAATTCGGCTCAGCAGAAAAATATTATACAGATGCCATTAGGGGAATATACAATACATTTCCTTATGATGGATCCCTATATGAAAAACAAAATTGGCTCAACAGTGCTTCTTATATTGAGAACTACATTTTTGAGAATGAATATCCAAGATTTAATGGCTATGTAAACATTGGGGATAGTTATGGTTCCACTGGTTCAACTTCTGATGGGTATGGAGAGGTGGCTGCTGCCAAAGAATATATTTTCTTTAAAGGTGGCCCAAATGAGGATCCAGAAAGGACAAAGCTAACAAAGATCTTTCCAGATTATGATGGTAAGGCAAATGTATATGACCCTGATGAAGATAGGGAAGCTAACCTCGTAATCAACGGAGCAGATGGCCTTACTTTGGAGTTCTGGCTTAAGAGAAGTTCTTCGTTGTCACAAGAATCAGATAAGCAAGTTATTTTTGATGTGTGGAATAGTGCATCTTTTGGAAGTTCTGATTATGGCAGGTTCAGGGTTGAAATACACCCCGGAACTTCTGGGGAAGAGAACCAGGTTTATGTAGAATTAATGTCTGGAACTTCTGGTGTGTTTGAAACACCTTTGGGGGCAAATTTAGCAATAACAGGATCTTCTTGGCACCACTATGCCGTATCAGCAGTTAATTCTGGAAGTGAATTGTCTCTTAGATTGAGTGTTGACGGAGCAACAAACGATTCATCAATAACTGGATCCTCTATTGGATTAGTTACTGGTTCTATGTTTGGCTATATTGGTGCTCTTGGGACATCTGTTTCTGGAACTCACGGCGACATAGGGTGGGGTAAATTATCTGGCTCATTAGACGAAGTTCGGTATTGGAAAAAGAAAAGAACAGACAAAGACATAGGCAGATATTGGTTTAGAGATGCCGGTGGCGGAACGAACACTGACGATGCCAATACTTCTTTGGGGGTTTATTATAAATTCAACGAAGGGATAATAGACACATCCAACACGAATCAAACTGATGCCGTTGTTTTGGACTATTCTGGTAGGTTATCAAATGGTAACTGGGTTGGATATTCTGTTGGCTCAAGGACTACTGGTTCTGCCATGGTGGAGTCAAATGCGGCACCAAGCGAATACAAAGATCCTGTAATCTATTCTTTTAATCCAAGTGTGGTATCATACACAAACAGAAAAACAATAGCTGGTTCTGTGTATGACACAAGAAATAATGCTTCTATATACAATTCGTTGCCATCTTGGTTGACCTCGGAAGACGAAGAAATAGGTGGTCGTGTCTTATTAAACCTTGTTCAGATAATCGCC